AAAGAAAATGTCTTCAGAAGTAACACAAAAACAGATCCAGCAACTGGACCAGGCAGCTGTAGCAATACCTGAGTATCTCCGTCAGGTATCTACCATGCTCGCTGCAATCGATGCAAACGAAGAAGAGAAGATCTTCTCTGATATCCCCGACAATCTGAACAAGATTGCTGAGTTCACTGAAGGGCTCATGGGGACCATGAACAAGGCTCTGGCAGCTCATGAGCAAGAAACGGCGGAATAGCCGCCTAGGAGACGCTGAGATCGCTCTGGCCATGGAACTAAGGTCAGAGGGCGTCTCCTGGAAACTCATCGGATATGGCCTCTCAGTGAGGCCAGACACCATTCATAAAGCAGTCAGATACGCCGAGAAAGTCGGCATGAAGAACCCGCCCTCGAACATTTCTTGATCTATTGGTTGGGGGGCGTATACTGACTCTCCCCTGCAAAAACACCATAAGAGGCTCTGCCATGCAACGTTACCAGAACTCCACTGGGGTCTCCTTGCCCCTTGCAGTTTTCCTTGCTACTGACACATATGACTACGTCGAAGGGGCTGTTTCAGCCACCACCCTCCTCAAACCAATCCGAGCCCAGGTACTGGGCAGCCGTCTTCCAGATGAATACAACGTCACCGATATCGTAGGTATCACCAAGTCCCGTATGGGCACAGCTATCCATGACGCTGTCGAGAAATCCTGGACCAATGGTAACTACAAGATAGCTATGGCTAAGCTGGGATATCCCCAGAGTGTCATCGACAAGATTGTGGTGAATCCGGAGGAGGGAGTTAATCTTGAGGACAAGACCCCAGTCTATCTGGAACAGCGGACTCTGAAAGAGTTCGAAGGTAAGATGATCTCAGGTAAGTTTGACTTCGTATTCGACGGAGTCCTGAGGGACCTCAAGAACACTTCTACCTTTTCCTGGGGCAAGCCTATAGAGGGCTCTGATTACCAGCTCCAGGGATCTATCTACCGGTGGCTTCGACCGGACATCATTACCGAAGATTACATGTGTATCGACTTCATGTTCTGGGACTGGAACCAAGGCAAAGCCGACTCCCCGGACTACCCGAGTTACCCTCAGATGGAGAAGAAGATCCCTCTCCTTTCTATCGAGGATACCGAGGCCTTTATCCGACAGAGGCTCGCTGAGTTTAGTAGAGCTATTGCTCTGCCGAACGAAGAGTTACCTCTGTGCACGGATGAAGAGCTCTGGCGTGACGCGCCCACTATCAAGTACTACAAGAAGCCCGAGTCTTTCGCTGAAGGTAAACGTAGCACCAAGAACTACGACACCATGGCAGAAGCCAACCTCCGGTTGGCCGAAGACGGTGGAACGGGACTTGTGGTCTCTGTGCCTGGCAAAGTCCGCCGCTGTAACTACTGTCCTGCAGCCCCCATTTGTGATCAGCGTAATGAGCTGATTGGAGCAGGCATGCTAACCCCTAATGATGTCTAGGAGGCCATCATGAAAACATTTGATGAAATGGAGTATCACCCCACAGCTGAAAAGCTCGTGCAGATACTCATGGAGAAAACACAGAATACCAATCCCCTGTTCTTCAGGGTGATGGTTGCTTATTACTTCTCAGTAGTAGCAAGTATGATGCGGTGCTCCATTGAAACCCTGGACCGTGGAGAAATCCCGGTCAACATGTACGCCATTAACCTGTCGACTTCAGGCTCTGGTAAGGGTCTGTCCACCAACCTGATGGAGGAGCAGATCATTGACCAGTTCCGATTCAACTTCCAAGACAGAACCTGGCCGCTCGCAGCTGAAGCGAACCTCCCAGTTCTTGCTCAGCAACGCGCCGCACGCAATAACACTGATCCGGATATTGAGCTCCAAAACGCCAGGTATGAGTTTGAAAACCAAGGCCCTCTTACTATCTTTTTCGATAGTGGTACGACACCTGCAATCAAGCAGGCGCGACACAAGCTCCTCATGGCCCGAGCAGGATCCCTGAACTTCCAGATGGACGAGATTGGTACCAACCTTCTCGGTAACCTGGAGCCGTTGAGCACGTTCCTGGAACTGTACGACATTGGTCGTATCAAGCAGAAGCTAGTGATGAACACCAACGACCGCTCACGGAACGAAGAAATCCCGGGACGTACTCCCACCAACATGATGTTGTTTGGCACGCCTAGCCGGCTGCTCAATAACGGTAAGCAGGAAGAAGAGTTCTTCTCCATGTTGGATTCCGGATACGCGCGTAGGTGCTTCTTTGGATTGGTTAAGAGTCATGATCGCAACCTGGACATGACTCCCGAAGAGCTCCTGGCACGTAAGATGAATGATGATACTGATCAGTTCATCGAAGCCCTTTCTAATCGAATGGGGGACCTGGCAGACCCGTTGTACATGAACAAGCGCCTCATGATCGGGGAACCAGAGACTCTTCTGCTCATGGAGTACCAGCTCAAATGCGAACGGCAGGCCGCAGAGCTGGGAGAGCATGAAGAGATGAGGAAAGCTGAAATGTCTCACCGCTACTTTAAGAGCTTAAAGTTAGCCGGCGCTTATGCTTTTATGGATGGATCTCCTTCTGTTACAGAGGAACACCTGTATCAGGCCATCAAGCTTGCGGAGAGCTCCGGTGAGGCGTTTCAGCGATTACTTACACGTGATCGACCCTACATCAAGCTGGCAAAGTACATCGCAGAATGCCGGCGCCCTGTAACCCAGGTAGATCTGACAGAGGACCTGCCATTCTTCAAGGGATCCAATCTCCAGAAGAATGACCTGCTGCAGATGGCCATTACCTATGGTTACCAGAACAACATCATCATTAAGCGGTCCACAGAAGACGGTATTGAGTTCTTCCGCGGAGAATCACTGGAAGCTACTGACATCCAGAAGATGATCATTAGTTACAGTGACGACTTGGCGTATAACTACCGTCCGGATACTCAGCCGTTTACTGAACTGCACAACATGACCCAGGTACCTGATATCCACTGGGCGAACCATGCGTTCCTGGATGGGCATCGCACAGAGGAGAACGCTATCCCGGGGTTCAACATGATTGTTCTGGACATCGATGGTGGCATCAACCTGAGCACTGCTCAGATGCTACTCAAAGATTACCGTGCAATGTTCTACACTACCAAGTCTAGCACTGACACTGATCAGCGCTTCCGGATACTGTTGCCCATGAACTACACCTTGAAACTCGATGCAAAGGAGTACAAGGAGTTCATGCAGAACGTATTCAAGTGGCTTCCCTTTGATGTTGATGACTGTACCGGTCAGCGTTCTCGTAAGTGGATGTCACATGATGGTGAATACGTGTATCAGGAAGGCGAGCTGGTAGATGTACTGCCTTTCATTCCGAAGACGACCAGGAACGAAGACTTCAAGCAGACCTTTAATGACTTGAACTCTCTCAATAACCTGGAACGTTGGATGGTAACTAACACAGGTGACGGTAACCGTAACAATATGTTGCACCGTTACGCTCGTGTACTCGTTGATGCTGGTTTCCAGTATGACGATATCTTCTCCAGGGTAACGGACTTGAATCACAAGCTTCCTGACTCACTGGACGAGGCTGAGATCCTCAGCACTGTCATGACTACCGTGACGAAAGAGCTTGCAGAAAAAGCAGCTTAATCCTCAGTAGTAGTTCCTTTCACTAGGGGGCCCTCCGGGCCCTCTGCGATTCCTTACGAGGTAAAAAAATGTCTGCGAAAACGAATGATCACTTGGTGATTGTTGGCGGCAAGTCCGCTACAGGCAAATCAGCATCTCTCATGGAACTCGAGAACCCAGCAGGGGTTTGGTATATGGGTTGTGAGAGCGGTAAGAAATTACCGTTCAGATCCCAATTCAGGGAATTTACCATTACCGATCCCATGCAGATTTTCGAAGCCTTTGAGGTTGCTGAGACCGATCCCGATTGTCACACAATCGTTATCGACACTCTGACGTATCTCCTGGATATGTACGAAAGTATGTATGTACTCAACTCTGCCAACACTATGAAGGCATGGGGCGATTTCCAGCAGTACTTCAAAAAGCTAATGCAAAAGTATGTCGCTGAATCTTCTAAGAATGTAATTTTCCTGGCTCACACTGCTGATGTAGTAAATGACGATCATGTCCGTGAAACCTCCATTCCTGTCAAAGGTGCTCTGAAGAATAACGGTATCGAATCGTATTTCTCCGTAGTCCTGGCATGTAAGAAAGTCCCTCTTAAGCAGCTCGAAGGCTATGAGAATGACCTCTTAACAATAACAGAAGAAGAAGAGATCCTTGGTTTCAAGTATGTGTATCAGACCCGACTTACCAAGGATACGGTCAATGAGCGCATCCGAGGTCCGTTAGGTCTGTTTGACAGATCTGAGACGTTTATTGATAACAACATGCAGTTGGTTATCAACCGTCTCCATGAGTACTACGGAGGTACTACATGATGGAAATCGAAACGACCACTTTGTACGACGAGCATGCAGACATGGTTTACCGCCTTGCAAAAGACGGTGATGCCATTCTCGAAAGCCTTTCTCCAGAAGATGCACATCTGCTTCACATGCTGATGGGCCTCGCAGGGGAAGTAGGTGAACTCGTAGATGCTATCAAGAAAGCCATAATCTATGGCAAAGACCTGGACCGTGCTAACACGGTAGAGGAGCTTGGTGACATTGAGTTCTACCTGGAAGGTCTGCGACAAGGTCTTGATATTGACCGTGATGAAACACTCGCGGAAAACATCATGAAACTCGAAACCGGCGAACAAGCACGTTACACCGATGGCTATTCAGATGAAGCTGCCATCAATCGTGCTGACAAAGCCGCCTAGACAACAAACGAGGTAATCTCTTATGTCTCTGTTAGGTAATATGACCGAAAGTGCCGATATCGGTACGGAAGAAGACCGCCTTGGCGGTTCTGGACCGATCGACAGCGGTCTGTACCAGTGCATCATTGAGATGTGCTATCTGCGCGTAGCCGATTCAGGCGCCGTTGCAGCAGTAACCTGGCTCAAGGAAATTGAGTCTGGTCGTCGCATCACCCAGGAGTTCTGGATCCAGTCTGGCACCGCCAAGGGCTGCAAGAACTACTACGAGCGTGACGGCAAGAAGCACTACCTGCCTGGTTACAACATGCTTCAATCTATGGCCCGCCTGGCCGCAGAGAAAGAAGTAGCCGAGCTTTCAGAAGATCAGAAGGTCGTTCCGATCTATGATTTCCAGGAGCGCAAAGAAGTCGAGAAGGAAGTCACTGTACTTTCTGATCTGGTTGGCAAGAAGATCGCTGCAGGCATCTTCCTCCAGACCGTCGACAAGAACGAGAAGAACGCTGCAGGCGACTACGTACCGAGTGGTAACACCCGGGACGAGAACGAAGTAGATAAGTTCTTCCGCGCAGACGACCTGATGACTCAGGCCGAAATCCTGGCAGGCATCCCCAATGCATCATTTGCTGCACAGTGGGAAGAGAAGTGGGCTGGCAAGCCTCGCAACTTTGCGAAGGCAGTACGTCATGAGTCCCTGGGTGCTGCTGCACCTGGTGGCAGTGGTGTACAGTCTGGCTCTGCTACTCAAAGCCTGTTCAAGAAAGCAGAGGATGCGGCCTAATGCGCCGCATTGTAGGATTCGATCCGTCCCTACGGAATTGGGGGATGGCCTCAGTGTGGGTTGAGGAAGGAAATCCCGTATTGTCTGAAATAGACGATCTTCAGATTTGCCAACCCAAGCCCGATAAAACACTGGCCCCCAATATGAGAGATCTGAAGACCGCTCAGCGGCACTTCACTTTCTTCGAATACTACGCCAAACATTGTCATGCAATATGCGCTGAGCTCCCTCATGGGAGCCAGAGCTCGCGTGCAATGGCATCCTACGGGGTGTGTCTAGGTGTCCTCGGAAGTTTAGCCATGGCTTCCGGGGTACCGCTTATTACGCTCACCGCACGTGAAGTGAAAGAGCAAGCAGTTGGAGATCCAAACGCTTCTAAGGAACAGATGGTTGAGTGGGCGACTCAATTTGGTACAAGCTATGAGGATATGTGGCCTACGCATAGAGGGCAAATAGTCATGGGCAAAGCCGAACATATGGCTGATGCCCTTGGCGCCATCAATGCTGCCATTAACCTCGAGAAACTCCCGAGAGGTTTTTAACATGGACATTCAATTGTCTCAGGCTGACCTGATGCAGGCAGTCAAAGATTTCATTTGCAAGAAAGGCCTCACCCAGCCTGTTGAATCTATCCGATTCACGGCTACCAGGAGTGGCCAGGGTGTAATTACTGATATCCGTATCGCTGATGGTAACCCCGAAGCACCGTCTCAGTCTTCAGGTCTCAGCATGACCATGGAAGCAGAGGCCGAGGTTATCCCCGCGGCGGAACAGTATCCTAATCTGCGTGCCGCAGATCCTGAGGATATCGAGACCAGGCAATCGTCCGTAGAAGACGAACCTGAGTCTGGGAATGTAGCGTTCCCATTTCTCGATAAAAGCCAAGAGCTTTCTCAGGAAAGCGTCGTCACCGATGAAGTAGAAGAAGGTCCGACACTGTTTCCGAAAGGATAACGGTTAACGGATCCCCGGTGAAAGACGTTACCTCTGGGCTGTCCAACTTTTTCAACGGCATTGTGTCCCTCGTCCTGGCACTACTGTTCGTTGCATTGGTTGTGA